ATGTTAACTAAGAATACCTTAAAACAATTTCAGGAATTCCGAGACTTAAAAAAAAATCGGAACAAATTCACCAGGGAGCATTATATCAAAGAACTTCAGTTAAGGCTTGAGAACATCAAGGCGGATATTTCGGCTCCGGAGCTATCAGAGGAGGAGATGAGAACATTGTTCAATCTTTTGGAGAAAAAGACCTCTATTTGATATGGTCCCCATTGGTGTTCTCAACATCTTTTTTTGCTCTTTCGAGCTCGTCTTCCATTTCGTTTATTATCAACTCCCTAATTATTCCACTAAGCCCCTTTAATCTTATGTCAATTTTATTATCAATAATCTCATCAATTGATTGATTTTGCCATTGATTATCCTCATTTCTGTCCTCTTCTTTCAAATCGGTAATCATATCTCCTTTGCCGGTCAACAACCAATACGGATTTAAATCAGGGTATTCATCAATAATTTTTGATATTATGTCAACGGATGGTGCGGAACCTTGTTTAAGCGAATTGCTCAAGTAGGCTCCGGATAATCCTACACTCATGCTTAGCTGCCTGAGACTGATTTTTTTCTTCTCGGCAAAAGCCCTAATTCTTTCAAGGAAAATTGACATACTCTAATTTTTATATCAATAAAATTTGACGATGTCAATATTTAATGATACATTCGTGAAATATATGTGAAATATCTGTGAAACAAATATAAGGTAGTTCCCCCTTTTTAAAAACAATAGATTTCTATGATAACCCAGCAAGAGGCCGATACCATAAAACAAATACTTGGTAGAAACTACGCCAAAAAGATTTTGGACCACCTACTTGATAATGAAATTTTTCGAGATAGCGGTGAACCATATTCAAGACAAGACATTTATAACATCATGAGTACCGATAGGGAAAATGAGATTCTAGAGAATGCAATTATTGAGCTAGTTGCTTTAACCAAAGAAAAAAGAAGAAAGGAAATGGCAATAAGAGAGGCCATTTTAAAATAAAAACCCGGAGCAGCCACTCCGGGAAATGATTTATTAACCAATTTTTTAGAGATGATCAAAACTACAGAAAAAAAAGACTTCAGTAAAGTCATTCACAAAATTCCAGCGGGAATTATACCCGGGGATAATGGTACCGAGTTTTTCGGTGACAGAAGAAACATGAAAGTATTCTTTATGCACAATGGAAAGACCCTTCCATTTAGGGAAATTGGATCACGGGTTAGGTCACGGCTTTTAGAACAGCTAATGAACGATGAAGTAGCAAGAAAAGACCTTGCCCATATGCCCGTTAATGATGCCCTCGAAAGGTATACCTACTGCCTTTACGGAACACTTGACCATAATCCTGATGTAACTAAAACTGGAATGCTAAACGGGAGCGACAATTTCATATGTGGTATTTCGGGGTGTAACTGCATGAACTGGAAAAGCAAGCAAATACAATACGATGGCCAGGTAATAAAAGGAAGGTTGCTTCAAGTCCTGTTGGCATACAGGAAAGGTCATGATGATTACAATGTCTCAATGAACTTGGGGATTAAAGCTCCCACACTGAACAACCATAAAAAGAGGCTCTTTGAAATTTTCAATGTCTTTAACAAAACCGAAATGGTGATAAAGGCCATTGACGCCAAAATAATTCAATAATGATAAGGACAATAGAACATGTTGAAAGGGACATCCACACATTGTGCCAGCAAATCGAAGCCACGCTTAATGGCAAAATGTCACCAAAAGACAAAAAAGTTATCATCGAAGGCTTCGCCGTTCAAAAGCAAAAACTTGATTCAGAAAAAGCCAGACTACTTGGAAACAATCAAGAGAGAGTATTTAACTGCAAGATTGGTAGAACAGTGCCATTACCGGAATTCTACAGAAAAGCAGGTGTCCAGGAACTTAAAAACCCTGATTAATGTTAATGACAATTTTGAAAGCCATGAACTTAAAAACAAGATTACGGTCAAATGGTACTTCTGGTCCCTTTTACGGGAAGCCGATTGATACCGAGGAAGCCCTAGAAACGACACATCGATTGGTGGACTATTTTGATGCCTTGAAGAGAAACTCTTCAAAAATTCCCATCAAGCCATCAATTGACCTTGACTATCTTTTAAGGTGCAATCGTATCGCATCGCACTACTACACATACATTAATCTACAATTGAGCGGCATTACCTATAAAAGGAGCTGTCTTACGGATAAAGAGGTGGTTTATGTATGGTTGTTTGCCCACAATCTGCCATCTGACAAGCCACTAATCACACTTGGAAACATTCATCTAAAAATTTCTCAAAATGAATCTAAAAAAAATTAAGCCGGTCAGTAACAGGGGCAACTCATTGGAAACTTATGTCAGCATTAATAAGTCGGGTTCCTTTTCATTTAGTAAGCCATGTTTGAAAGAACTTAATATGGAAGGGAATAAACGCATAGACTTTTTCCAGGACATTGAAGATTCTCAAAACTGGTTTATCGCCATAAATGATTCAGGCGAACTTAAGCTTCGGTACTATGGTGACGAAAAAGGCCCAATGGTAAGTTCTTCGAGCATAGCAAAACAGATTAAAAAAAGCACAAAGAACGACCCCGACAAGACATTGAGGGCAAAAATAGGCGCCCCTATCAAACATGGTGACGGTATTGTCTATCCGCTTCTCATAGAAAACGGTTCTTATTTCTATAGGACATGATTGATGAACTGACCCAACTAATCGATAGATATCCATTCCATTTTTACATCATTTTGGCATTTGGATATGCACTAGGGGCCATTTGCAATTGCTTGTTCATGCGAATAGCCAAACACTTTTGCCAAGAAAAAAAATAAACAACTTAAACTACCCGACCTTCATCCATGAAGCACATACCGGAAGACACAAAAAAAAGCATTCTCGACAATTCTACGTTGTACAATGTTCTTAAGGATTACCACGGATTCAGTAAAAAGAAAGGCTCAAACCATGTAATGGATTGTCCAGTTTGCCACGGTAAGGATAAACTTGAGTTCAATGAGAAAAAGGAAATTGCCAAATGTTTTCATTGTGATTTAGGGGTTAAAACACCAATAAATTATCTACAGAAATTTCAAGGCCTTACCTACGGTCAGGCCCTTCATGAACTTGCAAGGATTGAGGGAATCACCATTCCCAATAAAAGCGAATCAAAACGAAGGAGCCAAGACTCACAAGTACCTTATCTTCAAACATTTTTGGCAGGTTCGGGACTCAATACTCAAGATGTAACCGATAGGGTTTATGTTGATACCGATACGGTAAAAGAAAAAAGGCTCTATGAATCGGCCACCGTCGACAGCAAATTTGAAATTGTTCCTGGTGATGATGTAATAATCCATTATTATGACCTGCACGGAAGGCCCATGCAGTATTACAAAAAGGACAGAAAGGGAAATGCTACGGGGAGAAAGCTTGACTTCTACAGGGTCAGATATCAAAACCCTGACCTACACCTTGACAGAAACCAGGACCCGGTTAAATATCGATCACCCTACGGCAGCGACACCAAAATTTACATAAACAAATGGGTCCGGGAAAAGTATAAGAAATCCTCCAAGATCAAAACCTTATATGTTCAAGAGGGTGAGAAAAAGGCCGATAAAGCTACTAAACATGGATTGATATCCGTCGGAATCATGGGCATTCACAACATAGCCTACAACAAAAGGTTGCCGATGGAGTTCGAGATGATCATCAAACGGTGCCAAGTGGAGAACGTTGTTTTTGTCCTGGACAGCGATTGGGATAATCTGAGTTCAAAAATAGATAGCAACCATGCGGCGGACCAAAGGCCCAAGAGTTTCTACCGGGCAGTTGTGAATTTTAGGGACCACTTCTACGCGTTCACCCACAGTGACATACATCTCCAAATATACTTCGCTTACGTCAAGAGCAATATCGAGCAGGACAAGGGTATCGATGATCTTTTGGTTAATACTCTTAGGGACAAAGAATCCGAGTTAAAGCCATTGTGTGAAAAGGCGCTTATAGAACCAGAGGGGAATGCAAAGTACCTCCAGTTCCATAAGATTACTACGATGGGGGAGCACAAGCTCAAGAACTTTTGGGGGCTTCAGAACAAGGATGCTTTTATCGAAAAATATCACGACCAGCTTCGGAACCTTCCAAAATTTAGGATTGGTAAAATCGAATGGAGGTTTAACGAAAAGGGAGAAGTGGAGCTTGCACAACCCCTGCTCCCGGATGAGACATTCTGGTCAGAGAATAAAAAGCGCGACCAAGACGGGAATATCATTGATAATAGGGTGACCTTTAATTACAAAAGGTGTTATACTTTTTTGCAAAACCGTGGGTTTTACAGATTGCCCCAGCCCGGTAACAGCTTCATCTGGATACACATCAAGGAGAACTTGGTCAAACAAGTGGAACCTTTTCAAATCAAGGATTTCGTTGTCGATTTTACATCCCAATTAAACAAGGAAGATGTCGAAAACATGCTTTACAAGGGCGGTCAAATGTACTTGGGACCTCAAAGCATGGGGAACCTTAACTATACGGATCTGACCCTTCACGAACCAAGTAAAAACACTCAATACTTGTATTTCAATGATTGTTACTTCAAAATCACGGACGAAGAGATTGAACTTCAGGAAATCAAAAATCTGAATGGACAGGTATGGCAGGACAACATTAAGGACTTTAAGCCGACCAAAACAAATTTATTGATTAGCAATGTACACAAGTTGACCAGCAAGGATGTAAAGGACAACCCTGAGCTCTCCAAGCATGTAGGGGAATATGCCATTGAGTTTTCAAAAGAAGGATTGGACTGCCATTTCTTACAGTTCCTTCTGAACACGAGCACATATTTTGGGAAAGATAAAAGTTTTGAGGATGTCTCATTCTCAGACCGCTTTGAAACCTCAAGGCACTTGTTGAGCAAGATTACCGCTTTTGGATATATGCTTCACCGATACCGGAACCCGAGCTGTATGAAAGCAGTAATAGGAATGGACGGTACGATGAGCGAGGTAGGGCAAAGTAACGGCCGTTCCGGTAAGTCTTTATTTGGCACTGCTTTGGAGCAATTGCAGCCAACTATAACCATCCCCGGAAAGAAGCGTGACCTATTGGACGACAAATATCTTTTTGAAGAAGTTGACCAACGCACATCGACGGTATTCTTTGATGACGTTCGCACCAATTTTGACTTTGAGTTTTTGTTCCCGTATATCACAGGAAAGTTCACGGTCGAGAAAAAGGGAATCGGCAAAACTACCTTGCCTCCAGAATATGTAATCAAGTTTTATATCGCGACCAACCACGCTATCAATGGAGAAGGGAGCAGCTTTGAGGACAGGCAGTTTGTTCTTGGATTCAGTGATTGGTACAACGCGAATTATAAACCAACGGATGATTTTGAGGTGATGTTCTTTGATGAATGGGACGAAAAGCAATGGAACCTCTTCTACAACTTCGCGGCCATGGCGCTTCATTTCTACTTCAAATACGGGCTTATCGAGGCCCCAAATGAAAAATTGCACAAAAGAAAACTTCGTCAGCAGATGGGTGAACCCTTTTTGGATTGGGCCGATGAATACTTCAGCAATGCGAACAATTGCAATCAAAGGGTATTGAAAGACCTTATGTACCAAGGTAGCCAAGGGGATACTGACCATATCCAACATGGAGATGGGTTCCTTACCAAATATCCAGGACAGAGACGGTATACGACAATCCAAAAATTCAAGTACAAAATCAAGATGTACTGTGAATACCACGGATATGAGTTTAATCCGGACAAGAATGGAGAGGACATCAAGACTGGAGGTAAGGAATACTTTGCGGTATACCTGCCAGAAGAAAAATATGAAAAGCTAACGGCTTATGGTACGGAATCGGACAGTTTATCAATGTAAATCAAAATAGTATGCAAACACTAAAAATTGAAATCCCGAAAGGGTACGAAGTAGAGAGCTTTGACCAGAGCACTGGAGAAATCAAGTTCAGGGAAAAGCCAAAGGACATCACCGAGCGCATCAAGAGCTTTGATGATGTACTAGGATACCATGGCCTCGAAAAAGAGGAATTTGAAGAGGAACTAGAATCTATGTCCACTGATGAAGTGGCATATAGAAAGGTAAAGCTCGTTGCTGAGGCACTCAATGAAGGCTGGCAGCCCGATTGGACAAATAGCAGTGAATATAAATACTTTCCCTGGTTTAAAATGGGCGGTTCCTCGGGTTCCGGGTTTGCGTACGGCGACTACGCTAACTGGAATACGGACTCGTATTGCGGCTCCCGCCTTTGCTTCAAAAGCAGCAAACTGGCAAAACATGCCGGGGAGCAGTTCACAGACATTTACAAGGATTTTCTAACTAGTTAAAACTATAATATGAGCAAGATTAAAACATTTGAGGAAGCCTGTGAGGCTTTGGAACTGGACAGCAAAAAAGTGGTACCGGACTTTTCCATGTATCCAGAAAAACACCAAAAGGCAATGGTAGCACATTCCAAATTAGTAATCATCGCCGAGGCTCTTAATGAAGGTTGGCAACCAGATTGGGGCAATAGCAGTGAGTATAAATATGAGCCATGGTTCTACATGGGCGGTTCCTCGGGTTCCGGGTTTGCGTGCGACGGCTACGCTGCCTGGAATACGGACTCGAATTGCGGCTCCCGCCTTTGCTTTAAGAGCAGGGAATTAGCGGAGTACGCTGGAGAACAGTTCACTGATCTGTACAAAGATTATTATTTGATGTAAAATGATTGGGTGGTGCAGTGCCTTGGTTGCGGTTCCTCAGGTTCCGGGTTTGCGTACAACGACTACGATAACTGGAATACGAACTCGAATTGCAGCTCCCACCTATGCAAATGAAAATATTGGGCATTGCGGACCTTGCCGACATGGCAAAAGATAACGACAATAAAAAAGGGCGTTGGTACCAAAGTGGAAGGCGACCTTTTAAAAGCAAAGGCATGAAACGAATCGGAAACCTATATCAAAAAATTATTAGCATCGATAACCTGGTGCTTGCGGACGAAAAGGCCCAAAAGGGCAAGTCCAATCAATACGGTGTGAAATTGCACAACCGCAATAGGGATGCCAACATCCAATGTTTGCACATGCTATTAAAGAACAAAGAATATAGAACATCGGAGTATGATGTTTTCCAAGTCTACGAGCCAAAAGAACGAACAGTTTACAGGCTTCCTTACTTCCCTGATAGGATAGCCCACCATGCCATAATGAACATACTGGAGCCTATTCTGGTCCAGACGTTCAACGCTGACACTTACAGCTGCATCAAGGGGCGTGGTATACATGCTGCTGCAAATTCCGTAAAGGAGGCCCTCACCGATAGAAAAAACACAAGTTACTGTCTCAAATTGGATGTGACCAAGTTCTATCCTAGCATAGACCATGACACACTAAAAACACTACTAAGGAGAAAATTCAAGGACAATGACCTTCTTTGGTTGCTTGATGAAATAATCGATAGTGCGTCAGGACTTCCTATTGGTAACTACTTGAGCCAATACTTGGCCAACTTTTACCTGACCTACTTTGATCATTGGATGAAAGAAGAGAAGAGGGTGAAGTACTATTTCCGTTATGCGGATGATATCGTAGTCCTGGGAAGCGATAAGGCCTATCTACATCAGTTGCTATCTGAAATAAGAAACTATCTCAAGGAAAGACTGGCATTGAACATCAAGGGCAACTATCAAGTCTTTCCAGTGGAATCTAGGGGAATCGATTTTGTTGGTTACAGGTTTTACCATACCCATACCCTACTTAGAAAAAGCATCAAACAGAACTTTGCCCGGATGTTGGCCAACAATCCCAATCCTGCATCCATTGCCAGCTACATGGGATGGGCAAAGCATTGTGATTCAACTAACCTTTTAAAAACACTTTTACCAGATGAAAAAATTCAGTGATTTTAAAATAAAGCCGGAAATAAGCAGTATGGTCGGCGATAAGATAAATATTGCGAGAGTATTGAACCGGGAGATTTTGGTGACAAATTATAAGCTTGGACCAAGCAAGCACCAAGAGAACTCCCAATGCCTTCATTTAGAATTCGAAATGAATGGAAATAAGCATGTGCTCTTTACCGGTGGAGTGATATTGATACAGATGATACAAAAGGTTCCAAAGGGCGAATTTCCTTTTGTGACCACTATTGTAAAGGAGAACGAATACTACGAGTTCACGTGATGAGGCCCAGGGACTTTTGTCAATACCACGGATTTGAACTGGAGCCCGAGCTCCAGTCCAACGGCCGGTATATTATCAATATCACGGATAAGGGCAAGAGACTTTTTAAAACCGGCATACGACAGGGAACCCAGCACATTCACCAGAATATACTCGAGAGTTGGTTGGTAAAATGCCATGATGAACTGATGGATTTAATACTGGAAAAACTTTATAACTAACGGATATGACATTAGCATTCAGTACAAAATTAAAGGACGGAACACCTAATTATTTTCCGCAAAAAATAATTAAAGGATGGAGAACGGATATTTGGAACAAAGCAGCTTCATTTTCTGCTTGTAACGGTAAACACGGGTGCGATTATATAAATTCCTCAGATTATGAGGATCTAAATCCTAAAAAACATACGATTAGAGATGACAAAAAAAACCGTTGGAAAGTTGGCAACCTTATCCATCCCGTCATAAATAACAGAACTCCTGAACGGTTCCAGTTTGCACCTATAACAAAATGCACCGGAGTTCAAAAAATAGAGATAAGCCATTTTTCTGACCATGTTGAATTTATTATCGATGATAAATTTTTTGGAAATGTGTTCCACCATGGCCTCGATATGGTATATGAATATCACAATTGTATAAGGGAGCTGGCCGTCAACGATGGTTTTGATTCCATTGAACAATTTTTGAAATGGTTCGATAAGGACTTTACTGGTAAAATTATCCATTGGACGGACTTAAAATATTGACATAATGCCAAACCTGTTTTCCCACCTACCATGTTGCACATATTGCCAAATTGCTCCCAAGCCGTCCAACCCCGTTTTGTTCAATGGATTTTTGGATGCGGATACGGGGCAGCTGGTTTGTTGGAACTGTAGAGACGAACATTACCGGCATAAAGAAAATAGTGAGCATAGGGGCAAGTATTCGGAAATGCCCCAATTACTAACCCATTTAACAAATCAAGATCATGGCCGATAAAAAAGAACAGCTCAGCATTAAGATTACGGACCCTGAAATCATAGAAATGGTGGAAGGCATAGCGCAAGAGGAGCACAGGACAAATCACAACACAGTGGTGCATATCCTTAAGCTTCATTTTGAGGCCATGCAAATGGCGAGATCAAGTCAATAACAAAAATCAAAATTTACTTTTATGACAAACGAAGAACGAAACAAGATTATCCTGGACGAAATCAACCTGTCCATTCGGAGGCTTTTACAAAACCCTTTCTTTTCGGGAACCGGAAGCCATAGCGACATCTTTAAGTTGATGGATGGCCGCAAGGCACAAATCAAAATCGAAGTGACCGTGGACCCGGATGAATTCGAAGAACCGAGCCATGTATTTAGAAAAAAGCATTAGTTAAATCTTTAAAATAGAAATATGAAAAAAACAATTTTAGATGCTTGCTGTGGTGGAAAAATGTTTTTTTTTGATAAAAATCATCCTGATGTGTTATTCCAAGATGTTAGGGTGGTTAAAACAACTATGGTAGGGAATGGAAGAAACTCAAGAAAATTTGAGGTTTCTCCTAACGTGGTTGCCGACTTTAGAAATATGCCATATAAAGACAATAGTTTTACAATGGTAGTCTTTGACCCTCCTCATTTGACGTCTCTTGGTAAAAAAAGTTACATGGCTAAAAAATATGGTATGTTAGATAAAGAAACCTGGAGAAAGGATTTGACCGAAGGATTTAACGAATGTTTTCGTGTTTTAAAGCCAAATGGCATTTTAATTTTTAAATGGAATGAGCATGACATTAAAGTTAGCGAAGTTTTAAAGTGTGCACCAATACCACCTTTATTTGGACATCCTTCAGGAAAGACCCAAAAAACACATTGGATTTGCTTTATGAAAAATCAACAAGGCATTATTGAAGATGAATTAAGGCAAGAAGCTAAAAAGAAAACTGGAGTGCCTAGGATGACAAATCCTCCGAAACCACCGCCAAAGAGAACTATAAAAGGACCCAAACAATAACCGCCCAATGGCGGTTTTTTTATTTCCAAAAGTTGCCTCCCCCATTTTCCAGATAGTTCCCTGGATTCTTGAAATCATCACTTGCGCACGATTTGCGCACGATTTTTTCCCTCGATAGCAACTTTTGACCTCTTTGAAACATTCTCCTTAAACCGAGAATCTTTGCCTATTTCCCCCTTAAACCCCCATAAACATTGATGAAATAAAATAGTGCAAACATGCGAAATAACATATATAGATACTTTTCTTTTTTAAAAGAGACTTATAAAAAAAGATGTAGAAAGCTGTGCTTTCGTGCGCAAGGCTCTATCTTTCTAAAAATCAAAGACTTATAGCGCACACCCCAAAAGTGCGCAATAGTGCGTTTGTGCTTTAGTGCGTATGCACGATTTTGCACGATTAAGGTGTGCGCACAAATGCCCCATGTTTACTGGTGTTCCCGTTACTTCGTACTAACGCACGATTTTTTTGCAGTTTTTTTAAAAGTATGTCTTTGAATAATTGACAGAAGGAGCAAAGACAATGTCCTTTTAAAGAGCCCGGTGCGGGATTATACTTGTACCATGGAACTTGAAAAGAACGACAGTCTGGTACTCAATATCTGTAAGGTGCTGATACGCTCTACGGACGATGTTGTCGATATTCCATCCCTTCAAAAGATATATCACACCCCTAGCATGATTAGTTTTACCAAGTCCACCACTGAAACCGCGGACGGAACCCTGATAAACAAGAATTTGAGATTATCCTATCCCGGACTGAGCGAGAGCGATTTTTCCAAGTTCAATAAACTGACAAAGGGCGTTTACCAAGTATATATCGAATTGGAGGACGGTAAGGTTTTCGAGGTGGCCAGTAGTCAACTGCCGATGTCATGCAGCACAAGTTTTGATATAAGCAGGGGACATGAGCTTGTTCTATCATCAACATCTCCAGAGGAATTGATTTATCTAGGTTCCAACGTTCCAGGTGAAGAACCTATAGCGGAGCAAAAAGTATTTAACTACGATTTTGATTTCAATCTATAGCAATGAGCGTACTACGTATCACATATCCTACCAAAACAAACAATCCGAGTGATCCGGACAGTGTCAGGAAATTCCAGTTTAATGATGCCAACGATTTAAAGGCAGCCGTAAACAACCATGCTGACAATCTGGACCAACTCCTGCAGGCGGTTGGAATCACCGAGGGTACAAATAGTATAGGTGTTTTTGTATCACTATCCATTTTACAGGCTGCATATCCAAACGGTGCCAACGGTTCCTATGCGGTCATAGATGATGGTCAAGGAGGAACACCAAACGTGGCCACTTATAATAATGGAACATCACTCTGGGAACTTTCCACTCCGGATGAATCCATTATTTGGGTTTCAAATCAGGCAGCTTTGCCCGGTACCGGAATATCTCAAAAGCTATATATCGCTCTGGATACAGGTACATTCTATTATTGGACCGGTAGCCAATATGAAACGGCAGGGCCATCCGTAGAAGTAGTTGTCAAATATATCCAGAACAACGGCCGATACTTTAAGACAGAAAAGGGATATGGCAACTCTGGGTCCGGCCATGAAGAGAATGATATAGTCGAGGGATGGCATGATAATGTAAACCGAGATCGTTGGAGCCGCGGTGTTATAATAGGCACGCCAGTGACACTTCCAGCTGATTTCGATGATCAGGCCAAAATATTTTTATTGAACGATAAAATTAACATTAACCAATGACAGCACTCACCGTAATATTCATATTGGTTATTCTCGTGGCCTTGGCCATAGTATATCTATATCTGTTGATTATTGGTTTAAAGGAAAAGCTGAAAAGCGCAATTTTTTTTGACCGCGAAGGAGACCTTCTGTTTTTTGTGGACGGCAAGGGTAATAAGGTAAGTGAAAGAATAATCATAGAACATAAAAAATGAAAAAAGTATTATTCGCATTGATTTTTTTGACCGTGGTAACGGTAAAGGCACAAAGAGGGGTTGAAAGATTTGGAGGAATCATCTTGGATACCCTTACTACCACAGAATTGTTGAACCTACCTTCAATCGCAAAGGTGAAGGGGGCCTACTACCATGATATTACCAAGGGATACATGGTTACATGGAACGGGTCAAATTTCGTGGCAGCTTCTGGGGCCGGTGGAGCGGTGGACCTCACAACCAATCAAATCATTGGTGGTCAAAAAACATTTGAAGATGGAATTTTATCCACTGGTCCTTCTGGATCGTTCCCTTTAAGTATTAGAAACACGGACGTGCCGGCAAATCAGATCAACAGCTACTTTTCAAATTCAGGAACTGTTTTTAATTGGAAGCCGACAGGCACCAATATAGGAATAAGGTTCGATTGGAATACGGAAGAATTTTATTTTCCAGTAGGCCATAGGTTTTCAACTCCCACACAAACCTATCATGCTACAACAAAATCTTATGTGGATACGGAAGTACAAGGAGCAAAGGATTATGCGGACAGTCAAATTGCAGCGATTCCCGGAAGCTCGGACAATTCGCTTTCACAACGGGATCAAACCATTGCAAGTGACACCACCCGTGTTATCAATACAGATGGTAACGGGGAATTGAGTTTACAACAAAATGGAGTGGAACTTATGAAGGTTGGTGGAAACAATGACTTAGCTGTTAGGATAAAAGCTATTGAAGCTATCCAAGGTGATGATAAAATCAGGTTTATCAACCCAACTAACATAGTCTCGGTTGACACCACCTTATATGCGGCAGCAAGCTACAGTGGTTTTATTGTGGAACACTCTGGTGATGCACAAGTATACTGGTCCAATGGAACCAAATGGTCAAAAGTTACAGGACAGGAAGGTTCTGATAATTCACTTTCTGAAGCCAATCAGTTTCTGGGAAATAATGATAGGATTATCGATGTAGGTGTTTTGGGAAGTTTAAAAGTCACAAAGGGCGCTTCAGATATATTGATAATTGATGGTGATGGAACCAACTCATTTTTATTACCTAGCGATCCATATGATGCCAATTGGAACGGAGAATTTCAACCAGCATCTAAAGCTGATGTTTATGCCAAAATAGAGTCGGTTGTTGCAGGGTCACTTCCCGTTACCGCCAACCAAGACTTAATGACCACGGAATCAAGTAGCAAAGTAGTTGCGGATTCATTATTTGCCTCTGCAGCACTTTATAATAAACGTGAAATGTGGTTTACCAACAATGACACCATTTCTGGAGGGGATGGGGTCTCATCAGCCTATTATGGTAAATGGCAGTCGGTTATTCCATTAAAGGACAGCATTTATTGGCGGCCAATTGACAACGATAGTTTGATTGTTCCTGGGCTAGCTTCTAAGATTGGTCCTGGACAAGGATATGTGGTGGATAAATATGAACCCTTTGTTTACAAAAAAATAAATGATTCTACCTATTACGGATACGGTAACGGAAGGTTGCATATTGAGGTTGCTTCTGCTATATACCAAGGGGCCAATGCAGCTGATCCGGTAAATGAGGTAAACGGCACCAATGGAGTTACCATAAACGCTACTAATCATGTAGTGACCAGCGCAAGCACTGTAACGCCTCAAAACGGGACATACTATTTAAGATTCGTGCAAAATGCGGGAGACAATACCCTATCTAAAAGTTTCATTGAATTGACGGGTGTCCAAGCTGGGCAAAATGTCACGGTTTCATTTTGGGTTTATGAAGCTCAGGGGACTTTTTGGGAAGGAAAGTTGAGAACCAATTTAGAGGATGGGGTTTCGGATTGGTCACCAGAGGTTAGTGTAAACTTTGATTCACAAGGAACTTGGACACAATACACACTCACTTCAACAGCATCGGTAAACAATCCTAGGCTGAGAATAAGCACAACAAGTTTAGGTGACCTGAACGATGAAATATTGATTGACAATATTACAGTAACCATTAACTAAATGAGAAGGATTCTTACCATACTAATTGTAATACTTAATATAGGTGGGTTCTATGCCAATTCAGACCCGAGACCAAAAAAGGTAAAGGTTTACTACACTGCACCACCTGTGTTTCAAGATTCATTTTGGGAAACTCACCAAGCTCCCGATGAATGGGTTGAAACCATAGTTCTCACTGATGAGGACATACTTGCCTTCCCAACGGCAAAAGGTGGTGGCAGAAATGCTGTTGGTGGGTGGGGAGGAACCATATACCATGTAACCACATTGGCCGAGACGGGGCCGGGAAGTTTGGTTGAGGCTATGTATGCAAATGGTCCCCGAATCGTTGTTTTTGATGTTGGGGGTGAAATTGTGTGGACTCAACAGCGAAGTATATTTTTTGCGGACCCTAACATAACCATACTTGGTCAGACTGCTCCAAGTCCAGGTATAACCATTAGGGGTGCAGGAATCCGGTCTATGGCATCAGAGGTAATAATTAGATTCTTGAGAATAAGGGATACCGGGGAAGGTGATCCAATAGGGGTCACGAACCACGAAACTGGTCAAACCGTCCAAAATGTCATTATTGACCACGTTAGTTTGATGTGGGGCGCGGATGAAAATTTTTCGGTCACGGGTGATTCTGGAGGTTCCTCGAACGCACCAACCCGAAACGTAACATTGCAAAATTCGATTATAGCAGAAAGTGTAGGCAGCCCGGGTTATTACGGAGCTTTGATAGGTCTTAATGTTGACAATATCTCAATACTTCAAAATTATTGGGCAAACCTTGGAAACAGGATTCCTGAGCACACTTACGGAGATGCTAGTGAATTTGAGTTTGTAAACAACGTGATTTACAACTACAATAGGGCCGTAACTACGAGTTTTGGCCCTGCGATAGTTGAAAGTATCGGAAACATTTTCAAGGCCGATTCCGACTACCCTCCTGAACAGGCAAATCACGTATACCAGTTAAACGGGACCGAAAACCCTAACGGGACGATTGGAGAAGGAACCATGTATCAATTTGACAATGTTCAAATAGGTACAAACCCATTTAACATGATGAACTCCAATTGGAGTAGCGTAAATCAATCGCAAAGGACATTAACGAGTTCTTATACACCATTGCCAAGTTCAGAAGTCGTAAATGCAGTTTTGAACAATGTTGGGCCTAGCACCTTGTTTTCTGATGCCGTGGACGAACGGGTCATTAATAATTACACCAACGAGGATGGTGTTCGGGATTTTACGGACATAGCTACTGTTGGCGGATTTCCAACAATAAGCAGCACAACACATCCATCGGGTTACGATACGGATAACGACGGCCTTTCTGAAGCATACGAAACATTGAATGGTGGAAATATCAACCCAAACGATAAACCTTCTATGTTCTACATTGACGGAAATAAAAGAATCGATCAAAGCGGGGTTTCAACGAATCTAAAAATCACGCACATGTATGTTTTTTCCGCTGATTTGGCAGGGGATTGGGACGGATTTACCACAACACAAAATCCATTAAATAATTGGACACCGGCTAAAAGGCGGGTACAATCAAATATAATTTCAAATTAGAATACCATGGAAAAAAATTTTTTACAACATATCAGTCTAGAAATGTGGTTCATGTTCCTTCTTGGAGTGGCCTGCATTGTGCTTTACTCGAAGATGACAATTGACCGAAAGGATGGCGTAGGTAGGTTTTATCGGGCGACTTGGACAAACTTTGGTTTTCATATGATTGCTTCACTTATTATGTTGATTGCCATAAATGAATTAGGTGAAGCACTAATTGCCAACTATCTGACATTTTTAGATAAAGGAGGTCTATATCCATTGACTTTATCAAGTTTGATAGGTATGTTGGGTTCAAGGCCGGTGGCATGGATAGTGCATAAGGCCGATGCTAAATTCAATTTTATAAAGAAATGACAGAGAAAGCAAAGACTCGGGGCACTTGGGCCTATAGGGCCTTTGTTGTATCATTATTAGGGGCTATAGCTACACGTGTTTTTAGTTTTGCTGTGGATGCTTCTGATGCTCTTAATAATAGGACGTTTGATGACATCACCCAAAAAGGCGATATAATAAACCTACTAAAACAAAAGCAGGTTATTACTGCAGAAGAGGCTGAAAGATTCCGTTCCCATATTGAGGATGAAGACCGTCACATGAGCGCCGAGGAGAAACGTGCACTTATAATATTTGGTGAGACCCAAAAACGAATTGGTCAAGACCTTGACCAAATCAAGAATATGCAGCGAATCATCATTGAGAACCAAAACCGGCAAAGATGAGCCTAAGAAGGATACAGAGCGAATTTGCCTATCACGTAGCTTGCTTGATACATTACGCAAAGGATGAGCTGGACATTGAGGTTACTCTTGGCGAGGCTCATCGGACCAACGACCAAATGCTGCTCAACTATTACGGCTACGAGGTCAAAAAATCCCCTTCCGGAAATTCCTTGTACTTAAAAAAGCGAAAACCAACTAGCAAGGCCAAATGGAGTAGCCACGGGGATAGATTGGCAATCGACTTAAATTTTTTTATTGATGGCAAACTCACATATGACTATGATAAAATAAAGCCCTTAGGCGATTATTGGGAGTCACTACACCCCGATAATGTTTGGGGCGGTGATTTTAATAAAAATGAAATCGAGGACGGTTTTGTTGATACACCACATTTTCAGAGAAGGAAGAAATGAAAAAATACTGGACATATATAGTTGTAGGTATTTTTTTGATGACGGTATTGGTCCAAGAATGCAATCACTCATCCGATCGCAAAGATTATGAAGATGAGCTTCAGAAAAAGGACAGTGTAATCAATATCCAGAAATACGTGAATTCCGAGCTGCAGCGAAAAATGAAATTAGATTCAATTGAATATGAAAAGGAAAAACAACATATTGAAGAGCTTCGTGCCCGTTATCCTGATAATGCTCTTCTGGACTCCCTGTTTATCGCAGGACAAAATATTGATTGACCGGGATTCGCTATTCAATGTCTTGATGAATGTGGCAGAGCTGAAGGTGGAAGTCAAGTATCTCCAAGGTAAGGTCAACAATCAAAAATTGATTATCCAGGGCCAAGGTGTGGTAATTGATCAAACAGAACTAAAAGTAGATATCCTAAGTGAGCAAGTGAATAGAGTCAATAGAAAAAAGTTTTGGCCCCGACTTTGGGCCTTTATAAAAGGCATTGGAGTTGGTGGCTTAGTGGTTCTTTTACTTTGAGTTTATTCACTCTCTAAGCCTAACATTTTCAGCAAATCAACAATGTGGTGAGAATCTATGAAAACTGCTATGGTAGCGACATCATTCAATAGGGTATCATAGATTACATATTTTTCCATTATCTCATTGTTCTCCTCTAACTTTAAGTTTGAACCATTGACAATTAAGCTGTCAGCCTTGGATTTATATTTTTTCCATAGATTTTCTACTGTTGCAGCATTTGCAAACGTACCACTGTTTAGAACCCCGACTACCTTATCTGTTTCACCGTTTTCTCCGCGCACGATTATAGGCGACCCAGAACCTCCCCTAGTAGTGCGTATATCAGTTTGATAAGTAGTGATTGAATTCAGCGCTGTACCGGGGTTTTCCCATGGGTAAACTCGTACCATGTTCATAAAACCAACCACGCCCTTGCTAACTGATGATCTCAGGTTTGTCATGGGGAACCCTATTGTAAAAACTTCCTCTCCAGTAATTAAATGTGGTCTAGCCTGAATTTCGATACCATCAGAATCCCCCAAATTTTCATTATTGGACAAGTCGAGTATGATAACATCGGTCAATTTGGAATAGTGATAAACAGAATCAGATTGGATATAATCATCAAAAACCTTGGCCTCCAAGTTAAAGTTATCATGGTCTTGCAGCAATTCTATCATTTGTCCAGACGAACAAATAATTTTTTCTGGCACTTTGTTTGACCTTAAGGCTTCGACAACATCTTTTACAACATGAAAGTTCGTGACCAGTAGTTTGTCTTTTATCAAGAATCCTGTTCCAAATTTATCACCGATTTGTAGCTTGAATATTTTGTTTCCATAATATGGACGCATCATATTCTGTTCACTCGATTGTGCTTTTCCAAACATCGTAAAGAGGATAAAGCTTAAAAGGGTTAGGTATCTCATTTTGATGAATTAAAACGAAAGCTAATATAGCAATTCTTATGCCACCAGTATTTTCTTAGAAATTGTCCTTATAGGGAACATTGTAATCCAGAGTTTTGTAAAAAACTAAGATTTAGTTGAGATAGAAAAAGCCCCGGTTTCCCTTATATCGTCCAAAACATAAAGAAAAAGCACATCGCCAACCGGGGCATGACCCGTTGGAAACGATGTGCTTGACTGTTTTGGACGTTAACAAATATAAGGATGAACACACCAATTAGCTATTATGGAGGCAAACAAAATTTGATATCCACCATTCTCCCGTTGATTCCGACACACAACACCTACATTGAACCGTTCGTAGGAGGTGGTGCAATATTCTGGGCGAAGACTCCAAGCAAGGCTGAAATCATCAATGATTATAACAGGGAACTGATCAATTTTTATGAGTGTGTGCAAAACGAATTTGTCGACCTGGAAAAGATGATTCGAATCACACTTCACAGTAGAAGCCTGCACAGCGACGCGAGTGTGGTGTACAATAATCCACATATGTTCTCAAGGACAAAGAGGGCATGGGCTGTTTGGGTATTGGCTGCCCAGAGTTTTTCTGGTCAGCTGGATGGTTCATTTGGCTATGATCGGACATCTGGTACCACAAGCAAAAAAATAACGAACAAGAGGAAAGAGTTTACCTTAGATTTTAGTATCAGGATGCAAAATGTGCAGGTAGAATGTACTGATGCGTTGCGCGTAATAAGGTCCAGAGACTGTGAAGAATCATTCCATTATTGCGACCCTCCCTATTTTAACAGTGATTGTGGTCATTATGATGGATACAGCAAGCAGGATTTTATGGAGCTTTTAGAAGCGCTTTCAAATATTGAGGGCAAGTTTCTGTTGAGCAGCTATCCCAGCGATATTTTACAGGAGTACACCTCAAAAAACAAATGGTTTACGAAGACCTTAGAGCAGACAGTGAGCGTAGCGAACAATCCCGGCAAGCCAAGAAAGAAAAAGATTGAGGTATTGACGGCCAATTATGACCTTGGAAACGTTAGGGAGGAGCTGAGATTGTTCTAAAAACGGTTGTTTTCGTTGGCCTTTGAAAAAATATACATAAATTTATGTATATCAATTATTGAGTTGACAGACAGATTCCTAAAAATACCGTTCGACCTTCCCGAGTATCTGGCACAATATTTGGCCAGTAGGATTCGACGGCCGTTAATCGAATCCAAGGGAAATAAAAGACTGCTGGTTGATAGAAGGTCCTTTTTTGGAAGCCTTATAATGGATTCACTGGAAGTGTCGGAGAACCCTGTAGCATCTGATGACAGCGCTCTTCATGTTCTCATAAGCCCTCACTCTGGAGACCACTTCAAAGGAGCACCGCGGGGAAAGAGAAACTTTCTTAAAATAAATCCCGAGAAGGCCAATCGAATATTCCAGTACTTGGAAGATGATTTCAACAAAAAACTCATAAGCTTTGTGCAGGGTGCGGAATTTGCCCATCGCGAAAACGGGTGGACCCCGGAACAAAAGCGAAAGGGCATCAGAAAAAAGGCAATTTTCGAGTTCTGTATTCGCTATGAAATCTTTCCGAACAAAAAGAATATTGCGGCCATGGTAAAAAAATGCCAGCGATATGGAACAGATGACCCGAACGCCCACACATCCTTCTGTAAAAAAATTGGCGAAGTAGTGTCTCTTTAAATAAAAACCCTCAAACCCCTTGTTTATTGGGCTTTTCCAAATTATAAAGACTTAGTTGAAGTATAAATGGAATTTACGATATCCGTGTCCTCTTAACAGCGTTCATTCTCTTTTATAATTGTCTCATAAAATCCAATGATGGGCAACGACAAGACTATTTCGGAGATTCAAAAGGGCATTTGGATGGTTTCACCCCATATGCTATACCCTTATTTGTTATCTGCAGAAGAGCTTTTTTCATGCATTCCGACCGAATCCAACAAAAAGGAGCTTCAGGGAGGTCTGGTCAGGGAGGTCATAGACCCTGACGGAAACTATATAAACGTTAACCAGGACGACGTGCCAATGGATTCCGTTGGAATCGTAAGGTGTGTCGGGCCAATGTACAAATATGGTGGATGGTTCTACTGGGGCACGGACGAACTTTTGGCCTTTGCCCAATATTTTGATAACCATCCCAATATCATTGGACAGATTTGGCAGGATGATTCGGGCGGGGGCCTCATTTCTTCTGTAGCTCCGTATTTAAATTTTTTGGAGAACAAAAAAAAGCCGGTGGTTTCATTATTGGATATGTGCAGTTCCGCTTGTTATTACAAAAACTGCGGTACGGATTACGTGATGGCGGAAAACAACATCTCGGCCATGTTCGGAAGTATTGGTGTTCTGATTCAGTTCTACGACTTTGCAAAAATGCTCAAGGAAATGGGAATCAAGGAGCACATCATTGAATCCAATTTGAGCAAGGACAAGAACAAACCCTTTAAGCTCGCCCTGGAGGGAAAATATGACCTTATCAAGGAGGAAATGCTGGATCCAGCGGCCAAAATGTTTCAGGACCATGTAAAGGCAAAGCGGCCTTCATTGAACCATGATATCCCTGGGATTCTTTCTGGAAAGATGTTCTATGCGGAAGAGGCATTGGAACACGGAATGATTGACGGGATAGGAAATTTGCAGGCGGCCATTGAAAGAGTAAAGTTCCTTGCTTCGGCGAGATCTTTTATATCGATTACTAATTAAAGTTTAACAAAAACCAGAAAAATGAAAAAAAAGTTAATCGCCCTTTTTCCATTTGTAGCGGGAATCCTTCCCAATCTAAAATTGGACGGGAAAGAAAAGCTTGAGCTCTCCGAAGAAGACATGGGGAAGCTGGACAAAGAATCGGGAACGGAAAAGTTTGCCGAGAGTTTTATGGCGGCCTACAACAAATATATGGTCGTTGACGAAAAAGAAGCCAAAAAGGCCTTTGAAGGTTTCATGGCAGAGTACAACAAAGACGGCATTGCTGTTGAAGGAGCTCCAAAAGGTGGTTCGGAAGAATCCCCTGAAGGAGATGAAGTTCCAAAGGCCGAGGAAAACGATCAGATTTCCATGATCAATCAATTGGTCAAAGCAGGTCAAGAACTATTGGCCGAAAACAAGGAAAACAAACGGCAACTTGATGCCCTTAAAAAAGACCCGGAACCGGACGAACCGGAAACGATTCCCTCGGGATCACAAAAAGCAAAATCAGTGAAACATTCAAAAACCCACTTGTTCGCCAGCGGACAGGCCTATGATGCACTTGACCGTCCATGGAACCAACGGGTAGTAGACAGCCTTGAAAGTGGTGCACCAATGCGTGGTGCTACAGTTTGGGACAAGGTCAACATAGATAAATTGAATTCAGACCTTGGGGCATATGCGAGAAGGAACAGCTCTGAAATTATGAGCATGATTCTTGATGGATACGATATTCCTGCCCACTGGAACATCGTGACCAATGTTCAAGACCAGTATGTTTTTACAAGCATTGCAACTGGAGAGGTTACCCAAGCGTTCAAAAAGTCTTGGTTGCCAAAGAACAAGCAGAGATTTGTTCCTGTTGTCAATAAGGTGTTCGATAAGCAAATCGACATTACTTGGGATTCTTCCGAACTCAAGAGCATCGAGAAGAGCTGGTTGAACATGTTCTTTAATGATGGGTCCACTCCTTACAAAATGAGCTTTGCCCGATATCTATTGAGCGAAATCATGAAAAAGGCCAGAAAAGAGGACAAAATAAACATGTTCAAAGGAGTTTATTTTGACCCAGAGAACCTTCCAGATGGAACTGCCGGAAGCTTTATGAATGCAATGGACGGTTTCTTAAAGCTTGTTTCGGACCACAGGAACGTTGATTACAAAGCGCACAATCTAGACCCTATCACAGCAATTAATGCCTACGATGTAATTCAAGATTGGGTTGAGAACGATATTCCCCTGGACATCCGAAATATGCCAGGATTGGTGTTGGGTGTCGGGAATGATGTCCTAAGATGGTACAAAGAAGGCCATAAATCAAAGTATGGCACCAACAACGATTACAGTGAGTTGGGCGACCATGTTTATGAGTTTGATAACATCAAGTTCGTCAAGCACCCTCAAATGGAAGGTACCGGATTCATTTATTTGACCACCGAGGACAATAACGGTATCATGGTAGATGTTCCAGGCGAGGAAAGTCTTTTGGAAATTGAGAAGGACAAGAGGGTTATCAACGCATTTGCGGACTATAAGCACGGGGTTTATTTCAAAGCCTTTGGAGCGAAAGTGGACCCTAATGCCGAACTGGATTACGAGGACCAAATTTTCTTCAGTAACAATGTTGAACTTTTGAACACGACCTACGTACCGGTAGTATCCAATGATGCCACCCCGTCGGTTGCCGACCACCATGCTTTGGTAATAGGCGCCAACAATACTTCCGCTACGAACATTACCAAAATAGATGATGTTGTGGAGGGCCAGACCTACTATTTAAGGGGCAATGCCTCCTCAAATGTAAGTACGGTGAAAAACAACACAGATATCATTCTTTCAGATGGGGATTTTGCCCTTAACGATGGAAATGAAATCGTATTGATCGGACTTTCAGGCGGAAAGGTCATAGAATACTCCAGAAAAGTTGCGGGTACGGTACCAGAACCGACCAAGGTAGAATTAGCTGCGGATGCGACCACGGCCAACGCCGAGGATGGCAACTGGTTTATTACCCAAGCCAATACTGGGGGCACCGCCTTTACCAACATTCAAAATGCTGTAGCCGGAGAAGTCTATACTCTTGAAGGAGGAAGCGGTACTAATAGTACAACGGTAGCCAACTCAGGAAACTTCCTATTGACCGGAGCGTTTAACGCAGGGGTCGGAAACTTCTTGAAGGTGAAGTACAATGGAGCCAAGTTCGTCGAAATCGAAAGAGGATAAGTTCATTCCCCAAGGGCCTGTCCCTTGGGGTATTTGTTTAACTAAAAACATTTATTGAGATGTATACAAAACCAAGTTTGATATCAAAGGGCAATGGCGGCGCCGAGGACAAGAACTTTGAGATAGTTCTCATAGACTTGAACGATGTGTTGACATGGCCTTCAAGAGACGACAACAAGGTCAAGATGTTGGGCAACATTGTAATGAAAGATGGTAAGTACGTTACAAAAATGCAGGTTACTGCAAGTAAGACTTCATTACCATTGGGCAGTGAAGGTGAAGAGGATAATGTTTCCTTGAATTCGTTACCGGAATTTTCCTTTCCCGGAAGCACATTGGACTCCGAAGAGTTCTTTGCCAACTGGCTGAACAAGAGTATGGCCGTGGGTGTCCGTGTGGGTGCCTGTGGTGGAGAAACCCCTTTTTACAGGATTTTCGGGACCCCATGCGCACCTTTGAGCCTTTTGCCTGAAATTCAAAATGACAACGATGCCACCGCATCCATGGTTAAGTTCCAACAGTTTGCAAAGACCAGGAACATGCCCGGAAGATACAGTGGGACATTTACCCTTGCGACCGTGAATACCGTAACGGCCGATGCTACGACCGTGGATGTTGCCAATGGAACCGGTGAATATCAATTGCAGGATAACGCGGCAACGACCGTTATTACCGATATCTCCAACGCTGTTACCGGAGAGGTATATACCTTGTTGGGAAGTGGTGGTGCCAACCCTGCCACAATTGAGGCCTCCAATACCAATTTTGTATTGGCCGGGGGTGTTGACTGGCAAGGGCTGTCAGGAGCCACTCTTACCGTTAGGGCCTACGATGCAGGAGGCGGTGACCATGTATTTGTGGAAGAGTCAAGAAGTTCGTAACATAGTTTGAGTTAGTTAATTTAGGTTAGGAAGGTCCTGGAGAAATTCAGGGCCTTTTTTGTGCTTGTTTGGCAGCTGTCCTCTTAACAGATGCATGTGCACGGTACTTTCGTTATAACATCAAAATCCACATCGATGAAAGCTCAGGAGCAAAAACAAGCAGTAATAAATTTCTTGAAACACGACCGTACACTTTTGGGCGGCAGAAACCTATACAATAAACTCGCTGGAAAGAACCTTGCTTTCCAAAGACAGCTGGGAAGATGGACCAATACTCCAACCAATGTAGAGCGATTGTGTCACGAACTGGCAAGAACAGTAGGTCTGGAAACAAGATTGCTGAGAGTTCTGATGCAAAAGCCTGTAGAGCGAACTAAAGGGCGCCCGGAGGAAACTTCACCGCTGGAAATTGTAAAGGACAAGACACCGGAGGAAAAGTTAATGGAACTAGATATTGATAACGGTTCCTACCAAGAAGCGGTTGCCATGGTGAAAGAATTGGAATTGCAGACCAATGGACGTAAGCACACGGATTTAAAGCAAGCATTGTTACAAGCGAAATCTGAATTGGTTAAAGAGCAAGTTTCTGGCCTTCCAAAAGAAGTAAAGGCAAGCATCAAACTTAGAGAGCAGTTTCCATTTTTGAGAGATGCCGATTGTCCTGATCCACTTAAGCTTTTGGTCAACGATTTGATTACCTCCTATGAAAAATTCAAGGAAAACCAACCTAGACTACACGAGAAGCTTTCCGATGCTTCGGCTGAAGAATTGGCAGATGTAGTTCTAAGGGATTATGTGTCCAATAAAATGGCGTGGTCCGAGCTCGAATATTACAAGGAGAACGGAAAAGTGTTGGGGGAACATCCAATTTTTGAAGTGATCAAGGAAAAAGAGGAAATTTCAACCTTAAAGACAGAGGAACTGGCCAAGAAGATAAAAAACTTGGAGAACAACATCTCCAGAAACAAGAATAAGGGCAACGATGAACTTGTCGAAAAGCAGGAAACCCTCTTAGCGCATGCCAAGCAGGTTCTTGAAAAAAGATAACACATGCAAAAAATAAGCGAGTTTTTGTCGGGACTTACTGCATCCGATTTGGAACGTGTTGAAGAGCTCGCATCACAAAATTTTGCGCCAAGCCAAATATCGGAGATGCTCCTTTTGGACAAATGGGCTTTCATGAGAGTGTGGAGAGATCAGGAAAGTGTACTTAGAAAAAGATACGAGCTTGGCAGAACCGCGATTGCCGAGGAAAAACAGGTCAACCTACTGGAAAAAGTAAGAGCGGGAAACACCTTTGCCATTCAGCTCCATGACAAGGCCGCAAAGGCACAGAGGTTTGAGGACATTAAAAACGAAATTTTCAATCTTGAGTAAAAAAAAAAGCACATAGAGAGCGAACTTGAAGGGATGCATTACAGCATCCTCGAAGATTGGGTCGATAAGGGCAGAACCGAGACCCTTCCGGATGAAATGGTCGAATATCTGGAACAGCTTACCATGGTTAACCAATTATGGAACTCCCAAAATAGCCCGAACAAAATACTTCAAAAGTTACAGGCCAGTTATCCAGAGCTAAATGCCAAGACAGCTCGTAGCCGAATGGACGATGCCTTTACTTGGTTCTACCTTGATGACCAAGTCAAAAAGGACGCCTACAGAAACATGCTTTTTGACAAAATGCTCAAGTTGGTGGACGCGACAATTATCTCCGCCACAAGCCCGGAGGACTACGATAGGGCATCCAAAATACTTTTAAGGGCATACCGCGTTAAACAGCTGGACAAAGACGAAGAAGAGTCCATACCTGAAGAAGCTTTTAAGAAACCCATAAAGATTTACAGTTTGGATACCTCAGAGTTTGAAGACCTACCAGAAGCTCCAGACCGTAAACTTCTGGCCGAATATATTGATCAGATGAACGTCACCGAGGCTCAGGCACTTCGCATAAAACAGGATGCCGGAATTGAACCAAAACAATTGTTTGACCATGAGGATTCAAAAGAACGTAGACAGGAAAGCTGAAGATGTAGAGCTCAGGTACAGTAATTGGTTCAGTCAATTGGTCAATCTACTCCAAACGACGTTTCTCTTTGTAATCGGCGGCCGTGGCACGTCTAAATCGGAAGATATACTTGCAGAGAGGACCATGGATATTGCCTATGATATGCAGGGTGCATTTGTGGCACTTTCGGCGGATACCTTTATGAACGCCACTAAGAACATTGTGCCCAGCATTGTGAACGGATGGAAAAGAAAGGGCTGGGTAGAAGGAATTCATTTTGTTGTGGATGTGAGGCCCCCGAAACATTTTAAACTCCCATATAAGCCAATATTCAATTGGAAGCACACTATTACAACGTTCACGGGTACCCATTTCAAAATAATATCCCAAGACAGGCCATCGATTGGGGCAGGGGATTCCTTTCAGCACCATGTTGGAGATGAAGCTAAATACCTTAATGAAAAAAAGCTGAACAAGGTGAATCCCGCAGTTCGCGGTGAGTTTGTAAGATTTGGTCACTCACCTTTCTACGGAGGCCTTACGTTCACCACTGACATGCCCAATGTAAACCAGGGAGAGTATGACTGGATTTTAAAAATGGCGGAGAACATGGATAGGGAGAAGATAAAGTACCTTCTCTATTTAGCGGTTGAAGTCAATAAAATCCGTGAGGAGATGGTGAGGAGGATGCACTTTTGTAAGGAACACCCTCATGACACATCGGCAAAAAGAAAGCTCAAACGTGTTGAAAAGTTGCTTAAGAAATGGGAGGAGCGCCTGAGAAAATTCAGGATGAACACAACGTTTTTTTACGTGGTAAGCTCCTTTGTAAACGCAGATATACTTACTGAGGGGTATTTTAAGAAGCTATTGGAAAACATGGATTTCAAAGAGTTCATGGTGTCAATACTATCGCTGGAGCCCAAATTGGAAAAGGGATTGATGTTTTATCCGAACCTGACACCGAATAATTTTTTCATGGACGGCTATGCCTATGAAAACCGTGACCGTTACAAATCCACTGATGATTATGTGGAGAGCAGCCTTGATTTAAGATACATCGACCACAATGCGCCCTTGGAACTTGGATTGGATACTGGCAATATGTGCAGTTTGGCTATTGGTCAGGAGCAAGGAAAAGTTTTACGAATCCTAAAAGAGTTCCATACACTTCCACCTAACTTTTTACCGGAACTAGGAGAAATAGTACGTGACTATTTCAAGTATCATAAATGCAAGCAAGTAATGCTGTGGGCCGATAGGGCCGCAAATAAATGGAAGCAAGTTGGAGAGGACCATGCGAGTAAGTTCAAAAAGGCAATAGAATACGATAAGGAAGGGAACCGAACAGGGTGGATAGTCACATTGATGACCGAGAATCAAGGAAATATCACCCAACAACGCGAATATGAGCTAATGTTGGAGTTGATGTCAGGCAGCAATAAGGACCTTCCTTTGTTGCTGATAGATAAACACAACTGCTCAAACATCAAGAGCAGTATGGAACGTGCCGAAAAAATTATCAAGGTGAATAGAGATGGAAACAAGACCATCCACAAATGCAAAACCAGTGAAAAACTGGAATTTTCACAACTTCCAAAGAAGTCCACCAACTACTCCGACGCGGTAAAATACCTTTGCTGCAGACAGAATTATCTTGATAAGACAAAAGGATGGACCACAGAATTTGCAGACCCAAGTAGCTACTAACGTGTTATTTACATCCATTAACGGCACAATTGCACCTGTTTTCAGCAAAAAAGAGATGCCAACTTTTTAAATGTCAGCAATTTGACCCTTGAAAAATTTTTTTAAAAAAATTTTGAGTGAAAAAGAAGTCCGCCACGCTCTCCTGAAAAGATGCATCTGCACCATATTGCATTTTTAGAGATATGATTGTCCTCTTAACTGGCCATATCGGGCATTAATATTGTTCCATGGACAATCAGGGACAATATTCAGACTATGCAGAACCCATTACACTGATGAAAGAGCTCACGTTGAGGGGTGAAAGCTTCAAGATATCCTTTAGAAAGAAGAACGGGGAGCCTCGGGTAATCCACCGTGCACAGATTAGGAAGCAGCCAAGGAGCAAGGATGACAAACAATCGGCATATAAAATCCAATTGATTGACAAGGATAGGGATGAACTAAGGTCGGCATACATTCCATTGATATTGGCCGTTAACGATAAACCCATTATCCTATGAAGGGAATACACAGACTCAATCACAAGGATTATATCGGTGTCCAGGAGAACAATCTCTATTATTACGAGATAACCGGATCGGAGCGCGACGCCAAGTCAACTGAGTCCACGAAAGAAACTTTCAGCGATTGGAGTGAAAGCCCGATTGATGTGGGTGACTATAAGGTCATTCCATTTGGCGCAGACAACGACATTCCAAAAAAAATACAGGAATCCGTATTTCCCAATTCATTGGCCCCTCGTCTCCAGAACAGAAAAATCGAGCTGCTTTTCGAGCAGGGGCCATACCTGTACCAGCACGTTAAGGATGGAAGGAAATACTTCAGGGAACCAGTGGAGGAATCCAAGATACAAGAATGGCTGGATTCCATAGGCTATGAGGATATCCTATTGGCAAACGCTACAGATTATTATTACCAAAATCAAGTATTTAACAAGGTGAGGCGCGAGCTTGGATATCGCTTGGGAGATGGCGGGTTAGGAGCTATAGAGCACCAACCGGCTTTTGATTGTAGATTGGCCTATCGAAGGAACGACAAGAAAAAGGCACCGACACATGTATTGGTGGCCGATTGGGACAACCTGCAGAACGAAGATGTAAAGGTTTATCCATTATATGACCGTATGGAGCCTACTAAACATAGATTGTCAATGCATTGGTCAAAGTTTGCTTCCTTTGGGAAAAGAGATTACCCGGTACCCGATATTTACGGTTCATTGGAATGGATTGACAGGTCTACCAGTATTCCAAAAATTTTCAGGGCACTTACCGAGAATTCTTTGAACATCAAGTGGCATATCCAATCACCAGCAGCGTATTGGGACCGCAAAAGAAGTCAGCTAAAGGAAAACTGCCAATCCCAACAACCACCAATACAATATAAAGAGCAGATGCTCGTGGACCTTAAAGAACAGATTCTTGAAAAATTGTCCTCTTTATTATCGGGAGTTGAGAACGTTGGAAAGTTTTGGCATAATGAGTATGTGATAGAGCTTATCGGTGCCAATGCAGTTGAGCAGGGATGGAAAATTATGCCAATTGAGCAAAAAATCGAGGAATACGTCACCGCTCAGATAAAAATCTCGGAAAAGGCCGATTTTGCCACCGTAGCAGGACTAGGACTACATGCTGCTTTGGGCAATGTTGGTGCTGACGGAAAGTCTGACTCTGGAAGTGAACAGCTTTATGCGCTTAAAATCCATCAACTCACTTCGGTGAACATTGCGGAATACCATGTATGCAAATCCATAAACGACTCTTTGAAGGCCAAATTTAATACCAATATCAAAATAGGATTTTACCATATTAATCCGGAAAGGGAGCAGGATATTACCCAAAGTCAAAGAATTGCCAATAACACACCAAGTAATCAGTGATCATGAAATTATTGTTCAACAGGGAAGTCAATAGCGAAAAACAGGGTCAAAAGGAAATCAAGGAGACCTTGGGATTCTTGAGTGCCGATATGTCATTTACAAACCTGGAATCGGATATCATCCTTTGCACCCCGGACTTGATAGACTTGATTGGAACTGAGGTATACGATAAAATGGCCGATTTCTATAACGGGGAAGATAATCCGCCAACTGAAAATGCAGAAGTTGAAAGGCACAACAAAGCTGTAAAATATGCCCAAATTTATATCCTCTCAATGGCCTATCTGGATTATGCTTCGGATAACGACCTAAATCATGGCAATGATGGCCGTACGGTACGTACCGAAGAAGATCAGGACAAGCCATTTGAATGGCAAGTCAACAAAAGCAACTCAAGCATTAAAAAAAGGGGATATAAGGCATTGGATCAATTAATGCTGCTGTTGGACAGTTCTGGATGGACCGAATGGACCGGAAGCGACCAATATAAGCAGGCCAATTCCATTTTCATCAAGAATACAAAGGAATTCGACACTGTTTTCCCTATCAACAAATCAGGACAACTTTATTACAGGCTGGTTCCATTCATGGCGGATATCGAGAGCGACAAAGTTTCCCCGATTTTGGGAAAAGATGTATTTGAATCATTGAAAACCGAAGAATCGCCAGATGCAGGCCAAAAGGAACTCCAGAGACTTGTCAAAAAGGCGGTTGCCCATCTATCATTAGGGAAAGCCCTAAAAGCATTTCCGGTGGAAATGTTCCCTGACGGCATTGTCTATTCTGAAAATACCCGAATGAAATCGGAGGCAAGAGCTGAAGTGATGCAGTTTATGAACAAGGAGGGGAATGACTACCTGATAAAACTTGAACATGTATTCAGCCAACAAAATCAAACGTTCGAACAGATTAATTTAACACAGGGCCTTTCAGAGGGCAGTAAACATGTAAGTCTATGAACATATTTAAAAAGGCTTTTTGGGCCTTATACAGACTATTTCCAAGAGGTAGAAGGGAATGGATTTTAAAGCAGGGATTTGAAGGCCTCAAAAGGAGCAGTATTTCAAGAAGGGAGACCAAGCTTAAGGTGATTCATTCTGCAAATAAAATGATTAAATCAAAAAAGATTTTGGGCTTTGGGAAAAATGGCTCTGTGGTAAAGTCTAAAAAAACAGACCATGAAATAATCGAGGGGGTCAAGCATCGTCATTCGGAGGAACTTCAAGAGCGGGGAATTAAAATAACCAAATCAGGTAAACTCAAAAATGCATAAAATAGAGGTGGTCGGCACTAAGCTTGTTCTAGAATATCCGGAAAATGGACTGGAGTTTTCCAAAGAGCAATTTTTGGCCTTTTCCAAATATGTGCTGATGTACAATTCAAAAGTGCTTTCTTATGATCAGTTCCGCACACGCCTGACCTATGCATTTTTGAACCTCAAGAGGTCGATTGATGCCAATGACGACAAAAACCTGCCTGCGATAGAGAACATCCTCTCCATATCCAAACTGGCCAATGGATTCTTTTCCAAAAAGACCCAAGATGGGCAAAAAGTGGTGAAAATGGACTTCTACCGCCAATTGGTGCCAACCATAAAAGCAAATGGAAAAATCTTCTACGGGCCGAGTGATGCGCTTTTCAATACCGTATATGGTGAATTCATTGATACGTTGAGCCATTTCAATGACTATTCTACATCCGGGCAGATCGAGCATCTCGACATGATGATTGCAACACTTTACAGACCAAAAAGGATGTTTGGTTGGTTCAGGAACCTTATTGGAAAATACCGCTTGGACAAAAGGAGGGAATACAATCCAGAGCTGACCGCAAAGTATGCTAAATCATTGAGGGGATTAAATCTCCATGAGAAGCACGCAATTTATCTTTATGTGTCGAGCTCCATCAATTTTTTGCTCAATGCGGAGGCTTTGGACATAGGTGGCGGAAACACATTGAATATTGCCTCTATTTTTGAAAAACCAGACGGAAACCAGAAAGGAAGCGGCGTTGGTATGCTTTCAACGCTTTACAGTATTGCTGAGACAAAGGTTTTTGGCAACATCAATGAAGTGGCCAAACAAAACACCATTGATGTATTCGCATTTTTGGTGGACCAGAAACACAAAATGAAGGAAAACGAAAAAAGACTTAAAAATGCTAATGCTAGAAGAACTAGAGCAGTTCGCTAATGCCCATGTATCGGAGCGGCCATTGTTGGAAAAGCTCTTTGTAATATCGGAAGAAAGTGAATATGCCAAATTTTTAAAGGATATCGGAAACCATGGTGACCTTATGAGCTTGGTTCTCGTACTGCCTACATATGACAGCCGCATGGACGATGAGGATACTAGGGACATGGGTAACAACCTATATTTTATGGTCGTCAAAAAAACCGACAACAGTGCAGGTCATGATTCCAAAGTCGAAATCTTTAAAAAGACACAATTGGAGCTCAAGGCACTTTTGGAAAAAATCGTGGATTTGCACAAGAACTTCGGAAACAATTGTCTGTTTAGAAATATAGACCTCCAGACCTTTAGAGTGGACCCGGTCGCGAATTACCACGGCACCAATGGATGGGAACTTGAATTCTCGACTGAGACTAGCCTATGACACCTTTTGATATCACATCCATACCTGACCATATTTACGTAAAGATCGTGGAAACCGAGGACATCGCAGAGCTCATTGCCATGAAGAAACTATACACCTCTAAAAAACACACTTTGGTACGTGAGGCCATAGGTCAACGGATTGAAAACCTTCGATACCACCAAAAGAACTAGTCGCCGAGTCTCTCTCTCTCACTGGAACCCTGTCAAAGCCGCCTTTTGGGCGGCTTTGTTATTTCAATACCTTGTATGGTAGAAATATATGAGTGTATTCTTACAAGTTAATCGCTATCTTGTAGGCATTAACCTAAATTGATTTATTATGAAATGCATATTTTTTTTGTTCTTATTTTTTGTTCTATCAACAACATATGGACAAAAATATTATTCAGCCGTTGTATCATCAGGGAACCAATTTTTGAAAAGTGAATCCTACATTGATATTGGCGAAGATTTTATTTCCATAAAGTCTCCTGAATACGATATAAAGTATAACGTTTTGGGGATGGTTGGCCCCAACTTTTACAAAGTTGACACAGGAAATGTTCCGATGGCAATCATGGTTCAAAAAATGTCTGGTAAAGTCAAAAAGTTTGAATATTCACATACAATAACTTTGGGTACCGAAACGGCATCAGAACTTCCCTCTATGGTTTATTTTTCAGTTTTAAGTAATAATTAATTAACTTAGCATTGTCAAAATGAAATCTCAATGCTATTACTTCAAAAATTTATTCTAATAATGGGGGTGTCCGCAAGCCGTAAGGCCCGGGGGTCTGACTATTCCATTGGGATTTCTACCCGACAGCGCCCCCTCCATATACTATTATTATGTCAAAAGAAGTCTCAAAAATTTCAAAAGAACAGAAAGAAAAAATCATCGATGCCATCATCGAGCTCTGTGAAGGTGAAACCGGTATTTTACTACAAGATTGCATAGGCCTTTATTTTATGGCCTTGGAGCATTACCTTATGAACGACCCAGAAACAAGGGAAGAAAAGACCTGCACTTTTTTACATTTGCACAACTTTTTAGCAAAATTGGATATGATTATCCAAGAAAAAGAAGGCTGCTATCAATTAGCGGTCTAAAATTAAAAACAGCGCTCTCGAAAGGGGGCGCTGTCCTCTTAAAACATCTTGCTTGGTGCTAACATTGTGCCATGGCAGCTACAGATGTACTCGGCTCGAGGTCGGGAAAAAAATACATTGAACAAAAGTATATTGATAGGGTCCTTATGGATGAGGGCCAAAATATGCTACGTGCCCAGGACAAAGTAATTTCCCGATATAATGTAAAGAAGCTGATTCCAGAGATTACCCGTAGAAGGATATCTGTTTCATCTGGCAGGCTGACCTTGACCCATCCGATAAGGGAACGATTCATTGACATGAAGACCATCAGAGGGCAACGTCAAAAGGCCATCCAACTTCACAACAAGGTACTTTACAGCCACTTCAACAGCATCGTAGGTAGATTGGCCTATGGATTCACTGAAGATGTTCGAAACCTTATAGCGAAAGACCAAAAAATCCACCTATAATGGGAAAAAAAATTGTAGATGAGACATTGAAGTTTGAGGTTATCATAAATGGTGATAAGGCCAAAAAGGAATATGGCCAGCTAGACCGAGCCACCAAAAAACTTGTGGACAGAAATGATGAGTTGGAAAAGCAAGCCAAAAAATTGGAACGCTCCCGTAAGGATAACAAGGAGGCAATTAAAAAGCTGCGGGATGAGATTGAAAAGAACAATAAGACGATTCAGTCCAACGAATCACGTATGAAACAGCTTACCAAGGAAATTGGTTTGAACAATCTTTCTATGCGCGATTTGGGAAAGGAGGCCAGAAGACTATCCGGCATAATGTCTAACCTAGATCCAGAAAGTCCTAAATGGGCCGAGTTAAATAAAGAGCTCAAAGTAGTAAAAGGCAGAATGTCGGAACTAAGAGAGGAGATGCGCCCTGTTCAAAGCTCCATGGAGGACAATATCGACCTTTTGGGGAATATGACTGCTGGTTTAGGACAATTCTTTGTAGCACTTAATTCAGGCGATGCCAAAGCTGCCAAAGCGGCTATAATTGGAATAATGGATTCTTTAAAAGGTGCTACAAAAGCTGGTATCCGATTTATAGCCACCCCAATTGGGGCAGCGATTGCAGCCTTGGCAACTGTAGGATTAGTTGCAAAAGAGTGGTTCAGTTATAACAAGGCTGCGCGTGAAGCAATGATTCTTACAGAACAAATTACTGGTCTTCAAGGAGAATCCGCAAATGCTGCACGCTTACAGGCTGAGTCTATTTCAGAAGTATTCGATGTCGATTTTAATGAGACTTTAAAGGCTGCCAAAAGCCTATCACAGCAATTCAACATTTCTTTTACGGAGGCTTTGGACGAAATAGAAGCGGGACTGGTCAAGGGCCAAAAGACGAATGAAGAATACTTTGATAGCTTAAGGGAGTACCCAACCTTTTTTTCTTCCGCAGGGTTCTCAGTCTCTGAATTTCGAAAGACGATTGAAACAGGATATGATTTAAGCATATATTCGGATAAATTGCCAGACGCGATTAAAGAAGTGGATTTATCTCTTCGTGAACAAACCAAATCTACCAAGGACGCATTAAAGAATGCATTTGGAGCGGCTTTTACAGAAGATATTTTAACAAGGATACGCAAAGGGGAAATCACCACCAAAGAAGCATTACAGCTTATATCTGCAGAAGCAGAAAAAACTGGTCTTAATGTACAGCAAAATGCCCAATTGACTGCAGATTTGTTTAGAGGAGCCGGAGAAGATGCAGGAGGTGCCGCCAAGGTTTTGGAGGCTTTTAACATTGCACTAAACAAAACGGATGAAGCTCTAACCCCTCTGCAGCAACACTTAAAGGATGTTTCAGAAGCAAACAAAGAATTAGCCGAGGCTCAGGATGAAGCTTTAAGGTCAGATAGATATGTAGCATACACAAATGACCTCCAATTGTTCTGGACCAATGTTAAGACTCAATTTTTCAAGGGCATAAGGTTTATAACGGATTTATGGACTAAATGGGACGAAAGACTGCAGACCATACTTGCTCAAGCAATTACTACTTTGAGCATTCTGCCGAGTGTTGCAAAGCAGAATTTCGGCAAAATGAAAGATGAAATTTGGGATGTAGTGACCACTTTTAAAGGATTGGGAGATGTTATGGAAAATTTGATGTCCTTCAATTTCAGTGCAGCTAAGGATTCTTTTGAAAAATTTAAAAGGAATTTCAAGAACGAAGTAGGAGATGTAAAAAACGTTGCAGGAGATGCAATGAATCAATTGCGAGAAGCACAAAAGATTGCAGGAGACTATGTGGCCAAAAAGTTTGCCGAGAAAAGAGCAGCTGCAGCTGCACAGGTAGAATTGGGTAATGCGGGAACGGGAAGTGGGACAGGTGGAGGTGGCCAAGGGGAAGGAGAGTTAACACCTGAGGATAAGAAAAAATTGGAAAGCCGTAAACGATTAGCTGAGCTTTTAGATCAATTTGAGACCGAGCGTAAACTTCAGGAGGACCTTAAAAAAGTAGAAAAGGAGAAACGAGCAGAGGAAGAAGAAATATTGAGGATTGAACAGAAGTTTCAGAAGCTTTCCGAACAAGCTCAAGGTGAAACTGAATTATTGGCTAGGCTGGAGGAAGAAAAACAGGCCCAGATTCAGGATGTACGCAATAAGTATGGAGATATCCAAATAGCAAAGAATGAAGAAATCAGAAAACAACTTTTGGCTGATTCAAAAAAGTTCAATGAACAATTGCTACAGTCTGAATCAAAGTTGGAAGCAGGAAAAGCACAACTGAAGGAGCAAGGTCTCAACATTCTGAAACGTGTTGTTGGTGAGTCTTCTGTGTTGGGCAAAGCCATTTTTGCCGTTGAAAAGGGACTTGCAATATCCAGCATTGTAACACAGACAGCCAAGGCAAACGCGGCCGTAATGGCCAATCTGGCCATTGCAAATACAAAAGCCATGGCCGCCTCCCCATTAACATTTGGACAACCTTTCGTTGGTGCAAACACCACTACGGCATTGGCCTCTATCGCTACCAACAATGCCGCTTCAAAATTAAACATAGCCACTATAGTTGCTGAAACCGTTGCAGGCATAGCCGGATTCGAAAAAGGACTATATCCCATCAAAAGAAATGATGGGAGAACTTTTCAATCCCGATTTGGTGGTGAGCCAACAACGCAAGTGGTAACGGCCCCAACTCACTTTATTGCCGGCGAGGCAAAACCCGAAATGATAATTGATGGGGACACTTTCAAAAAAATGGATCCTGCCATAACGGATTATATATTGGCACTCTCCGGGCGTCTTCCAGGGTTTCAGAACGGGATGTATCCGAAAAATGAAAATGATGGAAAAACCATGGAAATGTTGTCCGCTTCTTTGGCAAAGCTCAACGAGAGGCTATCTGAGCCAATTTACTCTTATACGGTTTACGATAACGAAGCCAGTATTAAACAACAAGAGTTCGATGAAAAAATCAGAAAAGTAAGGAACAACGCAAAAATCAAGAACAATGCCTCTTAATCCAACTTCGCCTTTAGCAATTGAACATAAAAAGTTCCGGACACTGGCATCGGAATTTGTTGATTTAACGGTGACCAGTGCAATTACAGCTGCACCCCAAGTTACCAACCCTGTAAGTTGGTTGAGCATTAGTCTGTGGGGGTTCAACAATTATTCCAACCCATCGGTTTACACCTATAATTTTAAGCTGACATCTTTGGCCAACAATTTGAGTCCAGGAAACCATGAGACCGAAATTGTTTTTAAATATTTCCGGGATCAAGCAGGATTTCCAACAGTAGTAGAGCGGTACGTGGTGAAATTGACGGTGGAGGACACCATTAAACTTACGATAAGCAGGGCTTCGATAAATATAACATACACCATAGGAGGGCCTGTTCCACCAACAGAGTTCTTCACCTTGGGCACCGAAAATCCTTGGACCACGGTTATATCTGATTCTAGAGTATCCCTGAACAGGAATAGCGGGTCAGGCGGAACTAACGATGTAAACATGGAATTGGATGTTGACGTTTCGGGACTTCAGGTAGGAAATTATCAATATACAGTCTTATTTGATGATGGATATGACAGGCTTACATTGGACGTTTTTTTGGAGGTAATCAATGAAAATGTTGCCAATGATTTTCTAATTGTTTCTCCGGAGAGCTTTCAATTGTCCGTTCAAGAAGGAAGCACCTCAAGTGTGCAGCGAAGTTTTGAAGTTGACAGCTCGGAGAATTTCACTTTATCATCTAGCCAATCATGGCTTAAACTATCTTCAAATTCAGAAACCGCAGGACTTCGAACGATAACGGCATCGACACAAAACACTGACGGTTTGTCTGCCGGAACTCATATTGCAGAAATCACGGTTACAAGCAGCTATACTGTCAAAAAGATATCCATTGTCTTGCTTGTAAATGCGACCGGTACTGATGGCGTGGTGGATGGAACCCTCTATTTTTCGGATGACAGGGATTTGATAACCTTGGCTTCAGCATCGAGCAACAAAGAGCTCGTTTTAAGATATCAGATAAATGAAGGCCAATACAACTTTGAAAAGGTTTTGCCTTTTATCAATGGCCAGGGAAAGGCACTTTTAGGCGATGTTGCAAACAACCTTGTTGAGCATAGGGATTTTTTGCAAACATCCATAACAAAGGCTTTTGTGCCGGTTGACCCATTGAGGATGGTCATAACCGCATTTGACAAAACTTTGGACAGCACACAGCTGAACAACCGTGGCACGTACGAAAATATTCTTTTGCTGACAGGTTCAACTCCACAAAAAACAGATTGGTTGACATATGTACCTGAACTATTAAGAACATCCAACAAGGGGCTTGTGTCATTTAGTTTTAGGGCAGATAGCGCACCGGTGAACATTCAGATATCAGGAGCCGTGACAGCGACAAAGGCCATCAGTTCAATATCTGGACCTATTTACACCTGTTTGGTTAATCTGTCGGAATTTGAACTTGTAGAGGGGGATGAAATTGACATAAGGTGCGGTGTTCATACGGTTAAGGTCAAGATTATTGCAAGGGCACCAGAGGAAACCCACCTTTGTTGGCTTAATGAATGGAACTGTCCGGAATTTGCGACCATGTACGGTCACTTGGACATCTCCAAGGGCACTGAAAAGGTCACAGGTAATTATGCGGTAAACGGAAAAGAAGTTACCAAGGTTCTTGAAGTACGAAAACCAAAAGACTTCGGGCTTAGAACAGGCTTTTTATACGGAACTGAATATTATGAATATTATGCTTCCATTCTGGATTCGAAAAAGATTTGGATTCATACGGAGGGTCAGTGGGAAGAAGTGATTTGCGAGAACACTTCAATGGAAATATACAGGACCAGGGAGTTTTTCAAGAGCTACATGTTGAGATTTAAAAAGGCCGCGATATGATAATTTTCTATGGCAATGGATTTCAAATTGACCTTACCCTTATGGGAATCACACTCAATGAGGAAAGCAATATGTTTATCGACAACCTTATCAAATCCTATTCGTTTCCCTTCAGAATTCCATTACTGGACCAGACTGTAAAAAACCTTGGTTTTCCTAATGTGGAGGCGGTAAGCAGTTCACGCTCCCTAATTGAGGGAAGGCTTTTGGTTGACAATACATATTATCCTGCCAAATTGCGTACTGGAGACGTCCAAGGTGAAGAGTTGGAGGTTACGTTGTATTACGGTGACGAAGAACTGAACGTTTATGGGACCAAGCTCGCATCCCTTCCATGGCCTATAAATATAGTGACCACGACCTTTAACTTAGCTGAAAAACATTTGAGCTCGGGATGGCCGGAAGTGACCCACAATTTCCCCATGGTATATAAACCTTCCTTGAAAGAAAAGACCGATTATCAGGACTTTCAATTTTTTGCCAATAACTATGATGGAGGCAATTTTGAAGCAAATGTAGAACTCACGATTGAAGGCGAAACTTCATTTTTGAACAAGAATGTACTTATGCCTTGCCCATATTTATTGGAGATAGTGAGATTTGGGTACTTGTCATCTGGAAGAAAAGTGAGAGGTGGGTTTTTCAATGATGAGAGGCTGAAAAAGATGGTATACATTCCAAACAAGTTTTTGGAAAAATTCCGCGGCTCTACTTATGATTACTGGCAGTTCACTTTGCCCGACTCTACTGATGAAATTGACCTTGGCACAATTGGTATATACAAGAGAACACTTTCACCAAGTACCCCAGGAACTTACAATATAAAATTCAACGTCAATATTGATCCTGTGCGTGCAAAGTATTTCTACTTAAGAATTTATCGAAGGAACACGGACACTGAAGAGGAAAAGACCGAATTTGTAGCAAGCTCAATCAACAACCGGGTAAACATCAATAAAGAAATTGCAATTAATATTCTTGGAAGCTTAGTAACCGATGAAATTATCGTGGAAATGCGTCTATTGTACAGCACTTCAACGATAAAGGATTTGAACTCCTTCGAATATTCTCACAGGGATGGGCGTTTAAACCAACTCGATACCAGCTATTCATTGGCCGAAATCATGCCGGATATCACTTTTGGTGAATTTATGGACAGCTTAAAAAATTGGTTGAACCTTGACATATTGGTAAATGAAGAGTTCGCTACGATAGACTTCTTGGACCAAGCCTTGGATAAATTGCCTATAATGGAGAATGAACATCTTGAGGTAAAATACCCTAAGAGAAGCAGTAATGCAGATCGAACATTTAGGCTTAGTTATGCTGACGGCAATGAAATCCTAGCAGACAGAACAGGGGTCATTTATTCAGATTTGGAAAAGGATTCTTCAGATATGGTAAACATAGAGATGGATGTCAGAATGGCGGCCGTACAACAAAACTATGGAAGGTTGACCGCTGTCGACCCTGAGGATGACTCAAGCCTAACATTTGCCTTTTATGACGGAAAGGATATTTTTGGTCGAAACCCAACCGTGGATAACATCAACGGGTTCACAGCTAAGATAGAAGATGTATATGATGAATTTTGGAAAAAATGGATTTATCGCCGTACGAGGAACAAGACAATCAAAGACCGTTTCATGGCGCATTATACCGAAAGCTTGAGGGTAAGGTCGAAAATATACAAATACAACCAGCTGCTTTTACCCAAAAAGATACGTATGAGGCGTGTCAGTTTAGAATATTACGATGTGGAGATGGAGGCCGAGACTATTTGATAATATCGTCCAGTAGGTCGATTTGTTTGTCTGTGATACTATCGACAATGTGGACATAAATCATCGTTTCCTCGATTTTAGAATGACCCAAAAGCCTTTGAAGGTTGACCACATCGCCACCACTGATCAAAAAGTTAGTGGCAAATGTATGCCTACTACAATGAAAATGAAGTCTTTTTTTCATCCCAAGACTATTGGCAATGTTCTTTAATTGCCTGTTGATGTGTTCCCTTGTAAAATTATCCTTGAACACATCGGGAAATTCAATCATCGATAGGGCTGCCTGATTCAATTTTATACGAATGAATTTGTCCGTCTTGTACATTGTGAAAGCCAAGTGGTCGCCGATAAAATTATCCTCTGTGATTCTTTCGCTATCACTGATTCTTATACCGGTAAAGCAACTGAAAAGGAACCTTTTCAATATCATTCTACGTTCATCGCTAATAAACGGGCTTTGGGCGTATTGATATAGCTTCTTGAGCTCTTCCGGCAATAAAAACACTCTGGATCCCACCATCTTTTTTATTTTGATTTCATCAAACGAAATTTTCGTGCGTATTCGCTTTTTATTGGCTAAGTGCAGGAATTTTTTGAAGTTCTTAATTGTTCCTTCAATGGTGGCTTTTTTGTTTTTGAGTTCATGTCTGCAGAACGCCTTCAATTCCAGCACTAGATTTTCATCGATATCACAAAAAGGAAGCGGGTCGCGGAATTTCTTGATTTTCCCTAGAGCTCCTTTTTGTTGCCGATAAGTGGAGTACTTGATTATGCCCTTTTCATATTGATATTCGAGTTCAGCGGCGTAAAAAGCGTTGAAGCAGGTCCTGAGTGTTGGGCTCAGTAATTCTTCCACAACATCTGAAAGTTTCGGTTCCATCCCTGAGAGCCTATAGTTTACGAGCACCGTATTTAGGTCTGACTTTACCTTACCGATAAGTAGATTGTAGTCATCTGCATTCCTGTTCCGGTTTTTTACTAATTGTTTTTTCTCGTCCCAATCACTTACAGGGACAGAAATGTTAAGGGGAATCCTTTTTCTTTCGTTGTTCTGGAACAACTGCAGATAAACGGCACAAGTGCCGTCATCCCTAACGTAATCCTTTTTTAGTACAATTTTTGAGTTCAACTTCCCAATGGTTTTTAGTGGGTCAATCAGTGGGACAAAATCCCTGTGAGTTATTAAAGTCTGCATAGGAAAACTAAATTTTAAAATGATTTAAAACGCAGAAAGCCAAGCCTTTGCGATTTAAGCAAAAGCCTGGCTTTCTTTATTTGAAAAATTTAGTGACCGCGGCAGGATTCAAACCTGCAACCTTCTGAGCCGTAATCAGATGCGCTATTCAGTTGCGCCACGCGGCCTTATTTAAGGGCTGCAAATATATTTCTTTTTAACTTTACCTCAAAACCCTAGCGAACAAAAAATGGATTTTGCACCCTACATTCGTGATATCAAGGATTTTCCCAAGCCTGGGGTCGTTTTTAAGGATATCACTCCGCTCTTGAAAAATGCCACAGCACTGCAAAAAGCGGCCGACGCCCTGGTCGGTTTCACCAACCATATGAAAATTGATAAAGTGGTGGGTGTGGATAGCCGCGGATTCATATTTGCGCCCATGATGGCCGAAAAATTGGGTGCGGGCTTTGTAACGGTGCGCAAATCTGGCAAATTGCCCTATACCACCATCTCCGAGACCTATGAATTGGAGTATGGGACAGGCACCCTCGAAATCCATTCCGATGCCATTGAGGTAGGGGATAAGGTGCTGGTACACGACGATGTTCTGGCTACGGGAGGCACGGCTCAGGCCGTTTGCCGATTGGTAGAAAAACTGGGAGGAGAGGTCGTCCAATGCAATTTTTTAATTGAACTTACCTTTTTGAACGGATTTGAAAAAATAAAGGACTATCAAAAAGCTGCCCTGCTTCAGTATTGA